CCAGTCCGCAGCGGCCAGGTATCCGTTGTCTGAAACGTCAGCGACGTGCATATAGATGTTCGGATTGGCACCGCCGCTGGACATTACCGGAGCCGTTGCGGTAACAGAGGGCACGTCGCCACTCGCAACTGTAGTAAACGGAGTCCTAACGTCGGAGATACTAAGAATTGCTGAACTACTGGTTGTTACGATAGCCAAGGGAAGAGTGGACGTACTAAACCCAGACCCCTTAGCCGGGACACAAGATGCAGACGTATTTAAATAAACCGCATTAGTGGAGCTCGCCGCCATTGTCAGCGTTCCGCCCGCATAGGTCACAATAGTTCCGTAGCAATTCGCCGTTCCCGAACTCAAATTCAAAATGAGCCCCGCTCCAGCAGTCGGCGCATATCCGGGAGCCACCCCATTTACATATCTAGCGTTCACTGAGATAGTTGGTGCAGTCTGTGTCTGTGGCTGCTGTGCCCATGTCCCGACCCCGGCAGCAAGAAACATAACCAAAAACATTAACTTCAAAAACTTCATAATCCTCTCCTGCTCCTGATCTTGCTCCTGCTCCTACCTTCTTATACCGTGATCTTGTTAGGTCCAGATGTCAATTGTCCTTCCGCACTGTAAATGCTCTGTATATAATACGTTCCTGTAGGAGTTATAGATGCGTTGGGCCAAAACACGGGACTTCCCACAACTGTCCCTAAACTATCTAGAAGAACTTTTACAGTCTGGCTTGATACTTGCGTATTGTTTACACTTCCATCTTGACTCAACCTGATTAGCATATACCCGAGGGCAACAGGAGTGCCGTCCGGGTATATGAAATTGTCAACGACCAAAGCTGTCTGCGCCATTAGAACTCCTTACAATGCCTGTCGTCCAGCAAAGCCCTGTTGGATCGTCGCAGGAAGTACCTGCTGTGTACCAGTAATTGCCTGCCATTGCGACAGGAAGATATTCTTCTCGGTCTCAGTCAATCCTTGACTAGCACTCAATAAATGGGCTACAAACTTAGAATTTGCCATTTGAAAACGAGGATCGTCTGCGAATAGGAAGAGAAGACTAAGTAGGCCCCAGTTATAAATATGACTGTATTCGTCGGGTATGGGTGCCCAAAAACTGCCCAAACCCTTCATAAGGGTCGGCTTCTGTTGGAGGGTTATAGATACCGGGTAAGCTTTGTCAGGAACTGGCATAAGCCGAAATGTTATATTCCCGTTACCATCATCAACCTGCGCCGAAATACTATGCGGACGTGACCTAGCTGAGTCGAGACCCAGACAAATCTTAGGTTCAATTTCCTTCCATTCCGGTTGAAACGTATTGGGGTTGGTCGTCTGAACCGACGCCGTCTCAATCCATCCGAAGTTATAAACTGTCGTGTAGTTTAAGCCGATAAAGCCACCATTAGTCCAGGCCGTTGCACCATCCTGGGTAATCACCCCTAGCGTGGTGCTCCAGACCGGAACGGTATCGCCCGTAACCCCGGTAGACGACGCCATCTGTGTGTACCCATTGGTATCTACAAGAACTGTCCCTGAGAGAACATAGGTATCCGCAGCCCAGTTAAACACCGTGTAATCCTGCTGACCCACCGCACTCATAAACCCAATTACACGACGATTCCAGCGCCACGCGAACGGAGCGCCTAGAATGGTCTGCAAAATCAAATTAGCACTCGTCAGCGCGGGCTCTAAATAGCTGCCGTTTGCCGTCGGACGCTGAAAGATAAACCTCTTAGCCCATTCAAGGGTTTGCTTAAGAGTGATGCTACTGGATGTCATTATATCTCCAAGTGTCTAGCTATTACCAGCCTGTAAAAGGTCCCCACGGCATCGAGGGCGTGGTGAAGTTCACGCCAAATCCGGTGTCCATCAGCATGCTCGTAGGCGCAAAACCAAAATCATCCATCTCACGGTCTTCTTGCTTTACAGCCTTGTCTAAGGCTTCCAAAGCTAACTGCCGTTCCTGTTGGTATCGAGCCCTGATCTTAGGGTCTGGATTCCGTCGGTAACATTCAGCAAAGAAGAACTGTTTGAAGTGCGTTTCGAAGTTGTCAGGAATGGGATTCAAGTAGTCCGCTAGGTTATGGAACCTAGGAGCCTTTACCTGCCCAACTGCCTGCATCAGCCAAACAATACCCGACTGCGGGGGAATAGGGTTGATCCTAATTCCTTGCCCATAAGGGTTAATGGCAGTCCAAGTACATCCACCGTCCGTGACAGTTGTTGCCAAAAGATGCGGATTCCTAAGAGTCGGATAAGTAATAGTCGTAGGCCAAACAGGCTCGGTAGCTCCGCATGTTCCATACCCGGTAAGACACCACAAATTTCCGTAAGGGTCTTTAATAGCCGTCGTCGCATTGTAGGGAGTTACTAGCGTTCCGATAGGATTAGTATATATTACACCAGGACCAGGATTCTGCTCTCCACTTTGATTGTCTCCGGCCACAATAGTCTCACCCGACGGGAAGCCTGCGGTCGGTCCAAGGGGGTGCTCACCCCACGTCCCTGTCATCAACATGCTATTAGGAAGCCAGCAAATCTTGCCAGGATAGGATGTTTGGTAATAACAAATTTCCAAATCCTTATGGACTTCCATAGTCATCTTCTGCTTTGGAATGGCCGTCTGATTGATATTAACTGCCCAGGCACTCTCAAGCCAGCCTAAGTTAAATAGGTTAGGAATGAAGTAATCTTGCTGTAAGCTGTTTGTAGCGATTGGGGGAAGATTGTACCTGTTCCATTTCCAGTTATACGGCTGTCCGTTTGGGCCACCGTTGATGATTGCCTGCATCGCGTCATTGGCAATTGATATGGCGGGTGCCATAGAGAAACCACCAGTAGCTAATGCCGGAGCAACATCTCCAAGAGTATTTGCGTCATCAACAACATCCTGCAAGGTAATTGTTGAATTCCCCTGTCCCGGTATCAGTTCATTAACCGGCGAGTTCCCAGCAAACACCACTGCATATCCGGTAAGTCCCGCATCGGACGCGACTAGGTAGAGATTATTAACGTCATACCTAACCGCCTGAAACCACACAGCGCCTCCGCTCGTCATCTCAATAATCACCGAACCCGGAACAACCCCAAGGTTGTGCGCCAAAGTAAACGGTCCCGGTGCAATTGTGGTAAAAGCTACTTGAGTCTCAACTAACATATTTCTCCATAGTTTCTATTACTTAATCTTTGCAGTCTACGTCAAAACCCGGAAAGAATCTCGCCATTTTTAACGTAGACTGCAAAGGTTAATGTATTTGTTACACTATTACACTGTTACCGCAGCGTAGCGTCTCTGGTAACTTCCCTGTAATATGCACCATTATCCGAGAATCGGAACTGACACGAACTCGAAGGGGTGTTCTTGGTCTGGAAATTAATAGCTGCCTGATAGGAAGCAACGTCTGCCAAGTAAGCTTCAGTGGTGTCATAAATGTCTCTAAGCGGCGGCTTCCACGTCTTACCGCAGCGCAAGCAACGCACCCACATATCACCGTTAGCAAACGTATGCTGCAACACCGCGTAATCAGGGGAGTCACCCTTTCCACCAACCACACCATTCGCGCCGTTGCCGCCCTTCTTATGATTACAGCGCGTCTGTGCAGCCGCTTCATTAGCTGCCAAAGACTTCAGAGTGGCTCCGTTAGTAACGCAACGCTGCCTCTTAGTCTCCCGCTTCAACTCGCGCTCTGCAAGCCGTTCCTGCAAATCCTGCAAGTTAGCCTGCTTCTCCAGAATCTCAAGTTTCTTAGCTGTAATCTCTAATTCCTTAGCTTCAATTTCCAGCGCAGCAATCTGCGAACCGGGCTTCCTTGGTTCCTTCTCTTTCTCAGCCAGCGAGATGCTGACAATATCACTCAAATTTCCCATATTTTCGTCTCCTCTCTTTTTATTCTTATGCTCTTTAAGCCTTCTCGTTTCGAATTCCTTGTACCGTAGTGTTATACCTGTCAAAGGCCGCATCCTGCCTGGGCCGACCAAAGACTTTGTTAGCCTTCTCTTCTGTAATTAGACCTTTGAGCAGAATCTGAAGAAGGCATGTCCTCCATCCACGACGCCGTTCTGCCAAAGGAGCACCGTGATCGTCAAAGTTCATTATTGATAGTTCCGGCATAAGTCCTATCTGTACCCAACAGGCCATTTCCGGCTCGGATAGCCCTGTCTTAGATACAAAAAGAACAGCCTTGTCAGGGTGTGGATGCTGCCGATAGTGGCACGATAGCCCTGCTTTGTTTAATTTGGAAATAAACTCAGCGTGTGACATTACTTTGCCAATTCTAGCGCCAAAGTCCTCATATTCTTCAGGCTTTAGCCATTGATATTGGCGAGCAAGTCCGTCATTAATTTCTTTCTGCTCTGCGAGTATTTCCTGTGACTGGTTACTTGGTTTGGCGTCTGGATGATGTTTGGTCGCGTAATCTGCAACTTGCGCCGCCAACTCAGGAGACATTTTAGGACCCATCTCACTGTCATAACTGTCCCAAGGTGATTCCGCCTGGAGCCGCGTTCCTTGGGTCTTCTGTATTTCCTGTGCTGTTGCCATGCAAGCCCTCCAGCTCGTTTCCTGTTATTAAATCTGCTACTCAGAGACATTTAGCTAATGAGTACTATGCTCTGGTAGCAGTCTTGCAAGGAGGATGGCCGTCCAAACCTGCAAGAGAAATCCGTGCAAACTCATTGCAAGGGCGGTAATCCACCTACCTTGCTAAGTCTGTACGGATAAAGGCTGAAGCCGTCCGTGGGCGACCTCGTAACTCCTCCCGCGCATGGCGGGTGAGATGTGTGCCGCTTTATGCCCGTTAGACAAGGGAAGCGGCTACCCGAACTACCTGGTGATTAATGATTAGTGATCCAAAGTGAAATCGCAACGGTCTAAGGCGTTAGGTGCTGCCAACGCGCTAATTGCATCTATGCACCTGTCGATCATGTAGTCATAATCCCTTGGACCGCAATTAAACCCGCCAAGCGTCCAAAGTTTTTCCATTGCTACTTCAGCTTCTTTATCAGTATCGCACAACTCTAAGAACAACTCGTCTGTGTGATTTTGAAAGTGCTTGATGGCGCGGCGGAGCTGCCTATTGACGCTCCGCTGTGCCTTGTTGTTATGCCGTAGAACAAATACTTCTTCTTCTTCAATATCGTATGCTTCCATAACATTGTCTCCTCTTACATGTTACCTTGCATATAATCCAGACGTGATTACAGGTGATAAACTCCCTAAAGTGTAGGGAGCGTATCACCTGTAAGTTGCGCTAGTGACCTGTTACTTACTCACTTATTTGTTACGCCAGGACCACCACGCCCGTATCTGCGTAAACCTTGTCCTTCGGGAGGTTATACATCGGGTTACCACTAATCGCACCAGTGGTTCCCTCTGAGTTATTTCCAGACGGATACGAAGTCTCCACAATCGTCCTACCCTCTGCCACTGCGGTGATAAGACCGTCAGCCGAAACCGTAGCAACCGCCGTGTTGGAACCGGAAGGCTGATAAGTGTTGCCAGTCAGAGTCTTAAAGCCGTAAGCAACATACGTCAGAGCATTTGTGAGTTCCTGAGCAGTAGCTGTACCTGCATGGGACTCAATGACGCCGACCGGGTTGGTCAATGTGATTGCAGTGGTAGTGTTTGCTGTGGCAATGAAGGTACCGTTGTTAGCAGCATTCACAAACCCTGCAACTGTGAACGTCTCGCCAATAAAGTTATTGGTTCCGCCGCCCGTAATTGTACCCTGGTAGATCGTCACACTCTTCTCATCAACCGCAACGCCAGCATGTGTTTCTGCCACTGCATTGACATTAACAAGGGTAAGTGTGGTCGTGCCGTTTGCCGAGCACTGGAATGTGCCGTTATTGACAGCGTTCGTAAAACCAGTAACAACAAAGGTGTCACCCTTGAAGTTATTAGTGCCTCCACCAGTAATTGTGCCAGTATAAACCGCAACGCCAGCAGCCGCCAGACCGACCTGCGTCAGTGTGAAGTTGATAGGTGCCGAAGCAGCAGCAGCCGAACTAAGCACAAATGCTGTGCCTAGATTGACTTCGTTGCCCGCAGCATCCTCAACATTCGGGTCCAACTGGAAAGTCGTGGGGTAGTTTGTACCAGTCAAGGAAAGGTACACCTTATTGTGACCCACTGCGGAACTGAGGGGAATTTCATTGCCAGGAACCACAATCTTCGCGGCAACACCCAAACCTGTAGTAGCTTGATAAGCCATTTAATCTCCTATGTATATTTGTTTGTTTGTTACCGCTTAGCCAACGTATGCAAGGCGGACATAAATGTTAAAAGCCTGCGTTCCAGTTCCCGCAACATAGCCGCTCGTGGAAACCACGATGTTAGTACCAACCTTGGGCCTGAAGTTCAAGGTTCCCTGGTTAGTAGTACCTGTAGCAGCCGAACCAACCGACGCAAAGGACACTGTCGCCGAAGCCGACGTGTCAGCATCGGTATAAGTTACCACTACGCCCGCCAGTGTTGCAGCCGAGACACCCGAGTTGGCGATAACTTCATACGCGCTAAGCGCGTAAACTGCCGTGACCGGAGTTACGAACGTAAGCACATTTGCGTTATCAGCAACTTGAGCCAAAGCCTGAGCCTTGGCAATTGTGTCAGTAACTGGCAACCAACCGGCAGTACCCGATGTAGAGAAATACTCCACACCGTTTACCGTGTCAATGCCTGTAGAAACCGTAGCTGCCGGAGCTACCCCAGAAGGCGCTCCGTTAAAAATTGAACTCATATTTCTCCTTGAAGAGACACTACTTGCGCCTCTAACTCCATAACTCGAAGCCTTAACGCTTCACAGTTATCACACCTTTGGTTCCTTATCTGCTGCTGTGGGGTTGCCCATCTAACGTTTCCAGACAGATAAGAAATCAAGGGAGCGTTTTTAGGCGCTCCCTTTCGGTTAATTACGAAATCGCGCTTGCGGCGTCAATCTCGCGGATACGGCACTTTTGTTACTCGCATTTCTGCGGGATAGATCATTTCTGCCTATCTCTTACAGTTTCTGTTCCTGTAAGATCGGACTATTGCATCACCCTTCGGCGTCTACTCGCTTAGTCTCTCACGGTGCCCAGCATTGCTGCCTGCTTCCGCCTCGTTGGCATTTCAGCGTTCGAGTCAATTAGAGTAAATTTAACCACGACCTGTATCTTATTGCTAATAATGAGGTTAATCGTGGTATCCGGTCCGAGGCTAGTCGTGAAATGCACGCGATAGCTTGTCCCACTGCTCGGATTAGATAATCTGGTCAGACAAAAATTAACCAGGAATGAGCCCTTCAGGATCAGCAACGGTCGGCTCAGCATTCTGAACAATATTCACTTTGTTATCAACAGCTTACGCCATTGGGATAGGACATTTCTGCCTATCTCTTATAGTTTCTACAATGATTTTGCACTTGTTAACAAACTCATCATAAGAGTAATTACTCTTCATAGAGTTACACACTTTACAGCACGAGACACAGTTTTCTGGAATATACCCTATACTGTTATCCATTCTATCAATCCCGTTGTAAGTATATTGTGATTTGCACAAACCGGAGTTATTAAAAGATTTGCTAGGAGGCGCTCCACAATAGTAGCAGCTTCCCTTAGTAAGGGTCCTAAATAGCTCTTTGCTTAACTCAAAAGTAAAACCGCGACTCATGGCATTCCGTGCATATATGCCAAACAGAACGTTAAACGCTGCCACGCCATCGGGAAGAGATGTGTCCATCTGGGGAAGTTTCCTCTTCTCTTTGGCCATGTCAATCCGCAAACATCCGCAACTCTTGCGATTATCATGCAGTAACGCCCTGCTGGTTGATATTACAGTTTTACCGCAATCGCACAGGCATACCCACCGCGTCCGATTGTGTTTTGAATCCGTCTGTGCTGTTACAAGTAAGCGCCCAAAGCGCTGACCAACTAGGTTGGATTTCGTCATTGTTTCCTATAAGGTCGGACTATCACATCATCCTTCACAGGATGCCTCTTCATTTAGTCTCTACTGCTGCCCGGTTTCCCTGCTTGCAGTCTGTTCCCATTTCAGGGTTCATCTTGATTAGAAAAGGTTATTCGATATGGCTTTATTATACCATAAAGGTGCAATTGATTCAAGTCCTCATAAGTATATAATTATAAAAGACTCAAGTTCACACTTAATGTTCTGCCATTCTCCGTCGCCAATGCCTGTGTCGCCCTGTGCGCCAAGTTTAATCGAGAAGATACCATCTCGGCCAAAAATATACGTTCTAAGAGCCGTCAAACCAGTGATGTTCTTGTAACTAGCAGTCTGGGTGACTTGGTTAGTCTGGAAGAAGCGCACGCCGGTTCCGGGGAGTTCAATCATCTCAGTCAGATCAACCGAGATAAGGTCTTCCATGCGGGCGAGGCCCACGGGAGTGTGCTTCAAAATATCAATAGGCGAGTTAGTGCTGTTGTCAGCAAGAATGTCGCCCAGAGCAAAGGGGTGGATAACTCCTGCAAATGTCTTGGAACCCTCATCGAACGGACGAACCGAACGACCGGCCAGACTCTGCACGGAGTTACGAACTTGGTTAAGACTCAGTGTGGTAAACGCCGAAGTGGTAGTAGCACCCAACTGGGTCAGCACACTAGCATCAACAGCACTTGCACCGTCAGCAGTTGCACGGACAAGACCACTCAAAGACTCACCAAGACGGTACGCAAGTTCACGCGCAACGTTTTCCACAGTATTGTCGTCTAGTTGTTATTAGTAGTATAAACATCTAATAAAGAGGTTCATGTCACTAAGATAGGTCATTTCTGCCTATCTCTCATGGTTGTTATTCCCATGAGAGCGGACTATTGCTTCACTGACAAGTCAGCGTCTAATCGCTTAGTCTCTCACGGTCCCTTACGGGTTCCGCCTCGTTGGCATTTCAGCGTTCGAGTCAATCAGATTAGATTTAACGGCAACCGATTAATTAATCGCCGTAGCCAGCGAAAGCGAGCTAAAATTAGCGTAGTCGGCATATTCTCCGATTGTGGCAGTGGTAGTAAGAACGTTCACCGAAATGCCACTACCAACTGTACCCTCAGTAGTCTGGGTAGTGTTAGCAGCAAGCGGTACATACATGAACAACTCATACTGGTTACCAGACTTCATCGGAAGATCAAGACGCTCCGAACAGGCCACAAAAGGTGTCTGGGCCTTCAAGTTCTCGCGGAACTTCTTGTCGTAGTATCTCACTGTACTCTGGGGCAGATTGCTCTGACCATTGCTAGAAGGACTATATCCTGCCATAGTATTATTTCCCTATCATTTGTGACTTTGGTCCCTAGACGTTTGGGAGTCACTGTCCTTGGGCGTCAACTTAGCTAGTAATCCGACTAACCTCATTGACTCCGGCTAAGACTTCAACCAGAGTTTTGCTTACCTCACGCATTGGTAGCTTCGCAGTAATCCGACTACTAAGCCAACGTATTAAATACACTAGGTCTATACTTCCTATAAACCAATTATAGAGAAGCGCAGTCCTAAGCCTTTGTATAGCATGTCTGAAACCCATCTCTTAGCATAATCAGGGCGTCTTCATCCTGACCGTAGAAGTTCTTTTTAATAGCTACGACTCTGTATCCTAAGTCGAAGTAGAGCTTCTGAGCGGGGTTATCGTGTGCTACATATAAATAACAATCTGCGGAACCCTTGTAGAACTTGTGGAAAGCTTTAAATAAGCCTGTAGCAACTCCCATCCTCCGATAACCTGGGAGTACAGAAACGTTATAAACATAGGGGGCGTCTTCTAACTCATACCTTCGAGTTGATAGTAAAAAACCTACAACGGCCCCGTCTTGTACCGCCACCCACGTCCTCCCGTGGGCGAGCATGTCTAAAAGCCCTGCATCAGGCTCTGGCTCGTCATGGCACGTTCGGTTTATCAGGAGTATGCTCTTTGTGTCGGCTCTCGTGAACTCTCGTATAATCATTGTCGTTACTTCCGCCTTTTAGCTGCCTCTAACTTGTCAATCTTAGACGCAAACTCCTTGTCACGATACAACCGGCGTTTATACTCGTCGGACGGCATTGCATTCACTGCTGCTAGTCCCGTAAATACTTTCTTCTGTCCGCCGATGAGCACTTCATATACAATGTCGCTTCCCGGAGGGACAGGCGTTCCTGCATCGGATGTGTTCTCGCGGGTAAAGCCGGACGGCATCCTCGCAACTACAGATTCTGCCACAGGGGCTTGTGCCACTGCAACTGGAGCGACTTCAGCAATTTCTTGAATAGGAACAATATCCTCCGCTGTGCCTTGCGGGGCTCTTGTAAGTACATTAAGCGCAGTCAGCGTGTCATAAGCTTTCTGAAAGTTCGCCTTAACTGGGGCGAGATTACGCTTAAGCATCCAGGCGGTAATGGCCTCAAGGTTGTCGTTACACCCATAATACTCAGGATTGTCGGAAACGAACGAATCGGCTTCCGTCTTGGCGCGAAGTGCGATGTTATCCCGCTGAATCGTCTGCAACGTCGAACCAAGAACACTCAGAGGGGCTCCCATAGCTGCTTCAAACAACGCTTCCGTGGCCGAGACCGCTGTCGTCGGGTCAAGCAGTCTGCGAGAAATATCAAAACGCTCATCATCCGTTAAATCGCGGGGCTTGAACTCAATGGGATCAGAGAAGCGTTCGGCGTCGGCAGGCATCTCTTCCTCAACAATGCCTAGCTGATTTTTGCGCGTCTCCTTGCGGAGTTTGCGGATAAGCAAAGTATTCTGCTCAACAAGCTTTTCCGTAAGTTCATCCGGTGTCCTATACTTGATAACCTGTGCGCCGCCAATAGGGTGCGAATTTTCATCGACCGGCTGGTAGCGGTAAATCTTTTCCTCTACAATTTCAGGAATCACTTGAATAGCTTCTACAGGCTCTACGGGCTCTACGGCCACTTCTAAAATCTCTTCGTTCATAGTGACTCCTCCTCACTGTCGCTCATTTCGTTACCGACATACTCCCCTATGTCTAAGTCTCGGGCAGCATCGAACGGTTTTTCCACCGCTTTGATCAAATGCAAATAATCGTTTACTTCCTGATTCATGTAATCTGTTATTGCTGTATAGAACTGGGCCGCTACTTTGGCGGACCTGTGCCGAGACAAGACCTTCTTCTCTTCGGCTTCGTCCGCGTTCATCAAAGCTACCGCAAAGCGGTCAACGGCTGTTCTGCAAACCTTATGAATCACTTTGTATCCCGGATGAGACATGACGGCTGCTAGGCTGGCCACTTCTTCGGGCTCTAGTCGTATCTCTGGTTCAAATCCTTCCATATCTCTCCTTTATGGAACATTCCCGTTCGGTAATAAATACACTTACCCGTTCGGTTACATGTTAAGATGTAACCGAACGGGAACTTGTTGTAAACTATTCTACAGTAGGCTCGCTTCCTTCCACACCCTCTGGTGCGGGCTCTCCCTCAGTAGCCTCACTCATTGCACTGTTTCGGAACGCTCCTACAATCAAGTCCTTCTGAATTCGATCTTGAGCAGCTTGATTTTGCAACTGCTGCTTCTGTACGAAGTTCTGTTGGCTCATTGCCTGCTGCGTTGCTAACTTGGACTGCTGTTGAGCAGCCTGTGACTTAGCGGCCTGCTTCTGTTTCATTTCAGCGGTCAAGGGCTTCACAATATCGTTGAAGTTCTTCCATTCGCTAGCTTCCATCCACATCTTCAAGATTTCCTTGAAGTCAACATACTCCTCGTTAATATCTGCGAGGTTCTGTTGGATTGTTGGATTCTCGAATATCTGAGTAATCAGAGTCATCGACTGTGCCATAGTCTTCTTAGCTGCCAGACTAGACCCTGCGAGAACTTCATATTCGATTTTAGCATCGTGGAACTTCTGCAAATCTACTGTGTAATCCTTGCCCTTCTCTTCTCCAAGGATTGCGAAAATCTCCGCATCCGAGAAGTAAGTAAACACTAGCTCGTCTAGTACATAAAGGAACGGCTTGAATACCTGCTCAATGAAGTTATCCAGAGGGCCGTCCAAGCGAGTAGCACTTGCCTGTCCTAACTGTGCAGCTCCACCAGCAGTGCGGCCCATTGAAGACCGGGGTCCTGCTGAAGAACCTTGGACAAGCTGTGCGTCGGCACCCGAAGTGCTTTCCGTCGCCTTCTCTGACTCTGACAAAGCCGCCCACACATCCGGCGGAACTTTAGGAGTCTCAAGCAACCGATAACTCTTATCAACCTCTGTGTCAACCGATAGAATCTTTCCAAGACCCGTCCGAATCATCTGTGTAGGGTTGTTTGAATCCCTCTTACGCAGATAAATCGGATTGACTCCAAACGAGAGAATCTTCAGGATAGCGTTAATAGCACCCTGGTCCACTCTCTGATTCTGTCCAACAATAAGTCCCAGACCCATTCCGTAAAACGCCTTGGGGCGGTTCCACCAATTAGCCGACAGGAAGGGGATAACACCAAAATCATTCTTACCAGAATAGAGTTTCTTCTTTCTGTCGATAACAATGATCTTACGCTTCTTATCCCAGTACTCCAGGACTTCTAGCTTCTTGAAAAGCAAGTCAGGAGAAGTCTGGATGTTGATTTCTTCGGAATGGTGAACCACGCCTTTGATGTAGGCAGCTTGGTCGCTAACCAACAATGCAGGGCTTCCGGCATCCGTAGGAGGCATGAATAGGTCTTTCAGCTCGCTCTCACTTGGTAGCACCCATCCCGCCTTATCGGGGTGATCCTTCGGAAGCGCCGCAATCCCCTTGATAAGGTCTTGAAGCATGTAGAAGTCCATATACCGACAATCAATAGCCCAGTCAGCACGCCGAATATCTCCCACACTGCAATGTGAGTCAACAAAGACTTTGCTTATCTCGCGGGATTCAAAGAACGGCCTTGGGACCCATTTGCTCTTAATCTCAATCTTGGGGGGTTCGTCAGTCGGGATAGTTACCGAACTCTGCGCCTGAACAGGGCCAGATGTAATCGTAGAGACCGCTGCTGTGCGTGTCTTGGTAATTACTTCCTTATAAGTGATACCCCACTTCCAGATTCCTGTTCCAAGGTGCGCCATCTGCTCAAGGCCGTATTTAGTCTCAGCTTTGAACCGGCATTCATCTAGTAACTCGGAAAATAGAATTGTCTTGGCGTCCACCGTGTCTTGAGATGTACCAGCATGAGGGCGTAGTACCATAGGGGGGTCTTGGTAGAACAGACCTTTGTAAAGTTGTGGCACTATAGCATTGATGCATTTAGCAACGGTAAATCGTTGCACATTAGGTTCGAGGACATATGTATTTTCAAATACACTTATTGGGCGAGGGCTTTGAAACAAGAGGTCGCTATCTCGCCAGAGTAAGCTATATTGTTTGTTGGCTATGTACGATTCAGAGCTTGCAGCAGAACCTACCACTAAGGATACTTCTGCATCTGCACTTTTAAGTTCTCCCGATGGCTTATAATCCAATTCCGTTAGTGTCCTGCTAGGATTAGAGGCATCAGCTTCGATTAGGCTCATTCAGCTCCTCCATTACCTTTATCTCGGTCTTTTGCCACTCTTTCTCCTTTACCGTTGATCTTGTTCTGTATTAAATACACATGCATCACATCGCCTTTCTACCAGTCCTTGCGACCCGCTTCTCTTCCTGCGCCAGCCAATAGTCTACTGCGTGACGTTCTACAATCTCGCAATATAGGCACAAAACCCACTCGCTGAAGACCGTCTGTGTCACCGTCTCTCCGGGGAAGGACCGAATAAATCCGTCAATAACACTCTGTTTAATTTCCTCGTAGCTTCTTGCCGCAGGGCCAGTACGCATATAGCCTCCGAATGGTCAGTTCAATGCTTCAAATGCTTCCTTTACCCCATTAAATCACTAAGGGGATCAATATAATGCTCAGCTACTTGCGGAATAGGTGTATTGTTTACTTGGTATTGCGTAGTCGGATTATCGTCGGAAGACCCCGCTTCGTTCAACTTCGCATATTTTCCCAAGCAATAGATTCGATTGTGCAAATCCTGAGACTGCATTGCAGCAACGTAGTCCATGTTTACGGAGTTCACCTTAGCGTCCATGTCAGCATATCCTCCAAACTGTTCTACAAGAAGGGATACCGCTGATACAATGTCGTCATGTCTATCGTCGCCCGCTCCGGTGAACTTCCCCATCTCTTCATAAATGTCATTGAGTCCTTCACAGGAATTCAGGAAGTACATCCTCTCGTCCCCGAGAAGTCTAAGAACCGGCTTAGCTTTCATCTTCTTAGACGTAGCTTTGCTCCCAAGTCCCAAGCTGCAAAATTCAACAGGAATGGAAATCTTGAGTTTGTCCATCTCGCGGCGGAGTTCTCGCCCCATCCACTTGACTCCGACCGAATCCTCAATAGCGATGCGCCTTGGCTTCCACTTATAGCCAACATTAGCAATTACCTTGGGAAGGTCGTATTCATTGAACCGGCCCCTAACCATATTGATGATATAGAATCTACCACCAAAGATGAGAGCGGTCATAATCACAGTGTAGTCTGCCCACGACTTTGTACTGTATGCAGTATCTACTGTAGTAACTACGATACCTTGCGGAGGGAATTGGCTGTGCGGGATCGTTCTCCGTATTAACAACTCTCGGGGGAACTTCACATTATTAATCTTTCTAGGATTGTTGAGATACTTAATAGCGAAGTTACCAGCCCCGTCGTCCTTCTTAAATTCTTTTGAAAGGAATTCATAGTTTAGACGTTCAGGAAACCACAGAACCCAGTCGTTCTTCGTCAGTTCTTCCTCAATCTTTCCTAACTTCTTGGCTTCCTCAGTAGGCCACCAACAAGCACGAAGATGAACCCTTACAAAGACACTACTATCTAAGATACCACTATCAACAGAGCCATGAATACTCTCAAGAAGTCCCTCTTCTTTGGCAAACTTCTCCTCCTGAGCGATAATACGTCCATACTCGTCTTGTTCATTATACCAAGTGCCTATAACGTCATAAAATCCAAAAGGATTAAGCATCGCCTTGTTAATGGAAATCTGCTTATTGACTGTTTCAATTCGAGTAACTGTAGTACTATTCTCGTTAGTAACGACATCGTCCAGCTTCAAAACACAATTATGAGTTATAGCGCCAACAACACAAATAGTCTCGTCTTCGTCTACCTGCATAGAAACAACAGGACCCTCTGCAACATCCTCTACCTTATCGACCGTAGAACACGCACAGCCACTTCTAGGAATAGTAGTGTTGCCTTCATACTCTCCAATATTTCCCCATATCCGTAGTGTTCTGTTCGTATTTGCAATAAGCGTACAGGATTGCTCCATTCCAAGCTGCTGCTTCAAGAGGAGCGCTCCCGCTGCAATTTCTCTGGAAACTGTTGTCAAACTTCCTCGTTTGTCCCCGTCGCCCTGCCACAATCCCCGAGCAAAGGCCAAAGCGAGTTCTAGAGGAGCATTTACGACCCATGATGGTATATTCTTCCTAAACGGGCCAGCGTACATCTCTCTAAAAACGTCAGTAAACAACGAAGGAGCTCGTCTAATATACAAGACAACCCCTTTGTCTGAAACTTGCTTTATACGATAACTATCTGCTCCGTATTTTACAAACAAATCTCCGAGTTTAGAAAATATCTCAGTCTCATCAATGTGCCCAGCGAATTGTACCTGATTTTTGTTTATTGAGCCTTCTGCAACAAACCACCCAAGCATGTTATAAACATCTTCGCACATTGGAACGGGCGACATGGGCGACTCTTTAACATACGGGCGTACAACTGCATCTCCTTTGCGCAGTTCCCCAGCATCCTTCCATTCCCCAGAATCCGTCAAAAAAGGATGGTCTATAGAGCACGTTACTGGGAACCCATACAACTTCTTAAAGGTGATTTTAACCTTTTTGGCAGTCCTTTCTTTGAGCGCAGTAATCCTGCGGTACCTTCCCTTGTGTGTAAGGACTTTGTCGCCTATTTTGAAATTCTTAACTTGTTTTACACCACCTTCAGTATAGACCCAGGTCTCAGGGTCTAAGCAAAAATGCATACCTGACAACGCCTGCTCGATGGACGCGGCCCTGATTGTAGGCTCTTTATCGTCTCCGCCAGCCGGTGTTTGAAACTCTAACTGACTCCCTTCCGTCGGCGTAACGCAATGCTCAGGAAATAGAACTTGAAACATACTATCGGACCACTCACCCGTCTCCCGATCCATCAACTGCCGGGGGCCAAAAGCAGCCTTCCCTTTCCCATCGTCTTTGGTCGTCTGGTCCTTTGTAAAATGCTGCTTAGCTTCCCCCACAAAGTCACCAGCAAGCCGGTAAACCCCAGTAAGAATCAAAATTGTAACGGTCGGAAAGCAAATCGTCCACTGCACACAATCAGCAACATCAATACTTGACTTAAAGCCTCCACGAGGCACTAGCAAGAGACGCTCTTTCAAGTCAGTATACTGCGTTGCGAACGCTTCAAAGGACGGATAGGTAGGGTCTTTCTGCACAAAAAACTTGTTGCAAATTTCTTCGTGAGTAAATACGGTGGTTTGGTTGTACCTTTCTAGCAAGTGGCACAAGAAGTAAAGATTGGTCTGAGCCATGAAACGGTATTTAAGGAGAATCTCTACATCTTCTTGCGAAGATAATAGCTCACTCGTTGTCTTCCCCACCTTTGCCGACCAAGATTCATAGACCATTTCTTGCTGCTTAAGGGGCAGTCTTTTGAAACTTATCCCAGCCTTTTTTACCAAATCTGTGTCGCTCAAATCCCGATACTGATAATTGGGGAGATACCTGCACTCGTCATATAAGTTTTTTAATTTATCGAGTTGCATGTGTCTCCCATTCATCACCTCGTACTCTGGCATCCTCTCGGACTTGCCCCATTACTGGGCCGTCAGTCTTCTCCTTCAGGCTACGGAATGGCAAATTTCCACTCAGCGTATCGAGCACCTGAATAAACCCCTTGCGCATGGACTCCAATACCCACGGTCGGCAACACCCACCACCACCGCGATCCGTGCGCCTTCAGGTAGTAACTTAAGCTGGTGTTCAAGGTCGTCAGCCCGAGCACCAGTCCAATCTGCCCCATCTGCGACTTCGGAGCCAATGGATTACCCTCGATGCAAGTTCCCGCCCGGATGCAGTCTTGCGTCATCTCCGTGTCCAGCAAGCCAGCAACAAGATAGCCGCCGTTCACAGCGATGAACTTCTTGTCGATCACCCGCTGGCCCATAGCGGGGAGCGTCAGGAGCAGGAGCGCCAATGTGAGTAGCTTGTTCATGCCGCC